ACGCATGGGATCAGCTTCCATTGGACAAAGGATGGCATGCTGTACAGTATCATATACACTATCTAATAGAAAGCAAAGAGTGGCTTACTAAAGTTAAAACATATATCAAAAACAACTATGATAAAACAGTAGTTGCAAATATCAACAAACTTCCAGACTGGAAAGTTGGCGGTAAAAGTCATTATGCTACTGCCGCACATTTTGAAGAATATGCGCCTGACAGAATACATCCTGCGTATGTGGGAAGATTAGACAAGTGGATTAACGAGCTTTCAGAAGAAGGCGCTAAAGTTGTTGAACTTAAAAAAGCAGAAGACAAGAAGAAAAAACAAGTACACGTACCAACTATTCAAGAACGGCTTGAAGAAGCAACCATTGACAAAATGGAAGAGTTTGACCAATGGGAAGATGACTGGATGCGTGATAGCAAAAACAATCCGTTGCTCAAAAAGAATCCCCTCAACTACTTTAAAAAGTATGAGATGAATCTAGGACATTTACGTTTTGTAACGGAATTTTACAAAGGGCAATGGGAAGAGCTACAAGAGCTTAACAACTTGCCAACGCCTAAGAAGCGTAACGATATGCAACAGCAACTTGCAGAAGGTTACGAAACTTATAGCAAAAAAGAAATCAAAGAACTAACAGACTTTTACAAGCGACTGTTTGATGCTATTGAAATTGTCAAAGCAGAGAAAAAGCAAACTCGTGCAGTTCGTAAACCCAAAGTTAAGAGTGCTGCAGAGCTTGTTAAAAAGCTCAAGTTCAAGCCAAGCGATAGTGATTTTGGAATTGCTAGTATTAATCCAGCAGACATTATTGATGCAACTGCATTGGTTGTGTTTAACACAAAGAACCGTAAGTTGGGCATATACTTTGCAGATGATCATGCACAGTTTAAAGTCAAAGGAACTTCGTTATTGTTCTTCGATGAAACACGCAGTGTACAAAAGACAGTGCGTAAACCAAATGAAGTGTTGCCAAATTGGAAAAAGGTAACCAAACACAAACTAAAAACACAGTTTGGATATCTCAAAACAACTGAAACAAAACTAAACGGAAGATTCAATGCTGATACGATTATCTTAAAAGCCTTCAAGTAATAAATACTTGTATGGCATTAAAAGATGATATGATCAAAGAAATAGAACTACGTTTAGGTGGTCAGATGGTTGATGTTGAACTCGACCCTGAGCATTATGACTTGGCTATTAAGAAAAGTTTTGAAAAATATAGACAGCGCAGTGAGAACAGTGTTGAAGAAGCATTTGTCAAACTTGAACTAGTCAGAGAAGTAAGTGAGTACACATTGGATGCAGATGTTATTGATGTATTTGATGTGTATAGACGTAGCAGTGGTACACTAAACAGTGCAAGCGGCGGTGACATTGAACCGTTTGAAACTGCATACTTGAACAACTATCTATTGTATAGTGGAAGAGCAGGCGGAATGGCAGTATACGATGCACTTGCTCAACACAGAGAAACACTAGGTAAAATGTTTGGAGAAAATTACACGTTCACTTGGAACACTGTAACCAAAAAACTATTGTTGCACAGAAAAGTTAAAGCAGACGACACAGTGTATATACATGCATATAAACAACGCAGTGATGAAGAACTATTGCAAGACACATATTGTATGCCATGGATCAAAGACTATGCACTAGCACATGCTAAACTAATGCTAGCAGAAGCACGTGGCAAGTTTAATACTATTGCAGGTCCACAAGGCGGCACAAGTTTAAATGCTGATGCATTGCGTATGGATGCACAAGCAACAATCGACAAACTAGAAGATGACCTCAAATATTATGCAGAAGGCCAAGCTGGTTTGGGCGTTATTATCGGTTGACAAAATTGCCTGATCCTATTATTATATAAACATGAAATTAAAATTACTAGTAATTGGCCATGGGCGACATGGCAAAGATACTGTCTGTGAGATTCTCAGAGACAAGTATGGTTATAGTTTTGAAAGCAGTAGCAAGTTCTGCTCAAAACTTTTTATATATAATGATCTTAAAGAAAAGTATAGCTACACAAACGAAGAACAATGCTATGCAGATAGACACAATCACAGACAAGAGTGGTATGAAGCTATTTGCGACTACAATATACCAGATCCTGCTACACTAGGCAGAGAAATGTTTCAAGAATATGATATCTATTGTGGGTTGCGAAACAAAAAAGAATTCCATGCTATGAAAAATACAGGCGTGTTTGATTATTGTATATGGGTTGATCGTAGTGATCACTTACCACCAGAGAATAAAAATAGTATGAGTTTGGAACAATGGATGTCTGATTATACAATTGATAATAACGGTACATTGCAAGACTTAGAATTTAATGTGCAACAACTTATAGGACATATTGATCCTTATAGTGTGTCAGAATAATTAAGTACTAGGTTAACCTCTATATCCCCCCTGATATATAGTCACTCTGGTAAATACTACTAGCAACCAATTCAATAGAGGAGAATGCAATGGCGTTAGTATCACCAGGTGTTCAGGTTAGTGTAGTAGATGAAAGCGCCTATGGCGCACCAGGTGCTGGTACAGTACCACTACTATTAGTAGCCACAAGAACAAACAAAACAGATCCTACTGGTAGCGAAGCAGACGGTATTGCCAAATATACTAAAACAGCCCAAGCTGGTAACGTAATTAAAGTTACTAGTCAGCGTGAGCTAACACAGTTTTTTGGTAACCCAACGTTTACTACTGTAGGTACAGCAATTACACAAGGCAGTGAGACCAGTGAATATGGTCTAATGGCTGCATACAGTTATCTCGGACAAGGCAGTCAAGCGTATGTAGTACGTGCAGACGTTGATCTTGCTCAACTAGAAACAACAACCACAGAGCCAACAGCGGCTTATAGTACAGCAAATGGTCTATGGTTAGACACAGATGCAAGTAAATTTGGTATCCACCAATGGAACAGCACCACTAATAAGTGGGAAGAAAAAACCCCAGCAGTACAAATTAATGTAGACGATGGCACAGATGTAGGCGGCGATGTACACACACCAAGTGGTGCAAGTGCAGCCACAAACGGTACATTCTTAGTTGTTGTTCATGTTGACAACGAAACAAGCACAAGTGCAGCTCGTCAAATGAGTATTGAATACTTTTATGGCGTAGGCGGTGCATGGGAAGTAATGGACAGTGATGCAGACATGACAGGCGCAGTTGGCGTATCATATGCACCTCACTATACAGCTCCTTCAAGCCCAGCAGCCAACGATGTTTGGATTAAAACAACACGCCCAGGCAATGGTTTAAATCTTGCAATTAGTCGTTACAATGCAACAAGTTCAGCATTTGCTACAGCAACAGTACAAGGTGTAACAAGCACACAAGCAGATGGCGCTGGCGCTATTGGCGACTTTGTACCACAAGATGGTTCAAGTACAACTGCTCTTACATCAAGTAGTGCTACAGTTGGAAACTTATTACTTGACCAACAAGCCAACACTAAAGCAACTATTGCTGTCCGTGAAGTAGTAACTGGCGGCGCAGTAGGCGATTTGACTGCACCAGCAGTGCTTGCACAAGCTGCAACACCAACTGCTACAGCGGCATCAGGTACATACTGGTTTGATAACACAATCAACAGTTTGGATCTATACAAAGTAAACAGTGGTAACTACACAACAACTAGTGCAACATATGGCACAACTGCTCCAACAGGACCAAGCAGTGGTGATGTTTGGGTTGACACAACACTAGCAGGTGAGAACCAAGCTAATGAACGTGCTTATCCAATGATAAAAGTGTACAACGGTTCAAGTTGGATCACACACAGTAACACAGACCAAACAAATACAACAGGTGTATTGTTTGCTGACATTACTGATACAGCAGCTGATGCATCTAACAGTGGTAATGCTACTACTATTAGTGGTGCACCAAATGCAGCAGTTTATCCAAATGGAATGATTGTTGTAAACATGGCACAAAGTAAAAACACAGTGCGCAGTTGGAACGGCACAGCATGGAGAAATGCAGCGGCTAATCATGCAGATGGTAGTGGTGCATTTGGTAGATTTGCACAACGCAAAGTTATCGCAACAGCAATGCAAGCAGTAGCGGCAGGTACAGATCTCAGAGACCCAAGCAACAGATTTAGCTTAATTGCTGCACCAAACTATCCTGAGCTAGTAGACGAAATGGTAACATTGAACAGTGACAGAGGCGAAACAGCATTTATCATTGTTGATGCACCAATGCGTAAAAACCCAACTGACGTAATTAGTTGGACACAAAACACAGGTAGTGCAAGTGAAAATGGCGAAGATGGACTAGTAACAAACAACACTTACAGTGCAGTTTACTATCCAGCAGGTCAAACTTCAGAGCCATTAAATGGTAACACTGTAACAGTACCACCAAGTCATATGGCACTTTATACATTTGCATACAATGACAACATCAGCTTCCAGTGGTTTGCTCCGGCAGGCTTAACAAGAGGTGTTGTACAAAACGCAAGTGCAGTTGGACACATCACTACAGAGGGTGAGTTCAAAGCAGTTAGCCTTACACAAGGTCAACGTGATGCGATGTATACAGCCAAGCTAAACCCAATCACAACATTCCCAGGACAAGGAACAGTAATCTTTGGACAGAAAACACTGCACACAACTACAAGTGCATTGGACAGAGTTAATGTTGCAAGATTGGTAGCTTACCTAAGAGATCGTTTCGACGAACTAGCTCGTCCATTCTTGTTTGAAGTTAATGATACTCAAACACGTGAACGTGCTAAGATTGCGTTTGAAAGATTCCTTGCAGACATTCTCAGCCGCAGAGGTCTTAATGACTTTGCAGTTGTTTGTGATGAGAGCAATAACACTCCTGCAAGAATTGATCGTAACGAATTTTATGTTGATGTTGCAATTGAACCTTCAAAAGCGGCAGAATTCATTTACATTCCGATTAGATTAGTTAATACAGGTACAATTGGTACTACAAACTAAGAAAATTAACATAATACTTAATGGACGGCTCATGTCGTCCATTTTTTTTGACTGGTTTTTAATAAATACTAACAGCCGGTATATAAGGAGAAATCGATGGCAGTAATTACAACACTAGGTGTTCCAGATAATGCAGGTAACACAACAACAATTATGCCAAAGCTACAATATCGTTTTAGAGTGACGTTTATTGGTGATGGCTTTAGTGCATCTCCTACTAGAAGTGTAATCAGTGTTAGCAGACCAAGTCTCACACACGATGAAGTTCTAATAGATGCATATAATTCAAGAATTAATTTAGCAGGTAAACATACTTGGGATCCTATCACAGTGGTTCTAAGAGATGATGTTGACAGCGTAGTAATACGTGAGCTTAACAATCAGCTCAACAGACAAGTTGACCATGCTAATCAATCAAGCTCAAGAGCAGGTAGTGGTTATAAGTTCCAAATGACTGTAGAAAGTTTAGATGGCGCTAACCCAACACCAGGCGTACTTGATAAGTTTGAACTAGCAGGTTGCTATATTCAAAATATTCAGTACGGTGAAATGGCGTATGCCGCTAGTGAGCAAGTACAGGTAACTGTATCAGTACGTTATGACAATGCAGAAATTTATGATGCAGCAGGTAACGCTACACTTACAGGCGTAACACCTGATCAGACACGCAGCAACGCAACTGGCGCTGGTACCTAATAGGATATAAGTATGGGATTAGCTAGTAGAACCGGCCCTTTTAATGCTGCCGCTGAAATATTCGGTGTCGACGATCCCGTACTTAATAAAACGCCAAGACTAAAATATAATTTTAGTATTGAGTTTATTCTAAATGAGAATGTAGTAGCACCTCAAGTACAACAGCGTAATTTTGTTTTTAATAGAGTAGTTAGCGTTGGTTTACCCGACGTTGACTACGGTATTACACAACTTAATCAATACAATAGAGTTAGACATATACCAACACGAATGAGTACAGGTACTGTGCCTATTGTATTTTATGATACCAAAGACAACGAATTTCAAAATCTAATGAAAGCATATGCAGGTCATTATTTTCACGGACATGAACTAGACACTGTAAACTTTAACAGTTATGATGTACTTGGTCAGACATTTGCAAGTGGCGCTGGACACGTATTTGGAGCGAAAGCAATAGCACAAAACAGTAGATTCTTTTTTGAGCAGATCAATATCAATAGTAGAGAAACAGCGGCAGGTGGTCGTTCAATACAATTGTTTAACTGTATGATCACAAACATACAACACGACACACTTGCATACAGTGACAGTCAACCTGTAACTTATAGTGTGACCTTCCAACCAGAACATTTTAACATTGATGCAGAAGCTGGTAGCAGCAATGAAGCAAATGTTGAAAGAGCAAATATTGTTAATACTCAAAATCAACAAGCGGTTAACAGATCTGCGCAAGCTCCTCAACAGCAAGGATTAAAGCCATTCACAGGTACGCTAAGATCAGGTGAAAAACTTAGAAATATAGATGGAAAAAGTTTCGTAGTGCCAGCTGAATAAATACTACTAGAATGGCACATAAGTTTCAACAAGGCATATATGAAGTAAAAAATCCTAGCAAGTATGTGGGCAAACATCGTCCTAGATACCGTAGCGGATGGGAACTAAAATTTATGCGTTTGTTAGACACACATCCTAGCATACTTGCATGGGCAAGTGAAGCACACAGAATACCTTATAGAAATCCAGCAACAGGTAAAAACACACACTATGTTCCAGACTTTTTTATAGTGTATGAAGACAAGAATAAACAGCGCAAAGCAGAAATGATTGAAATTAAACCTGCTGGACAAACACTAGCACATGCTAAAAGTACTGCACAGAAAGCATCTGCTATTATCAATGAAGCAAAATGGCAAGCTGCTAAAGTATATTGTGACAGACAAGGTGTAGGATTTAGAGTGCTAACAGAACATGAGCTGTTTAATCAGCCCAAAAAGAGGAAAACACGATGAGTAGTAAAATTGAAGATGTATTTGATTTACCTCCGATGAATGAAGAAAAGGTAGACGAACCAATAAAACAAGAAGATACTGGGTTGGATCTTACACAATTACAACAGCAACTGGATACAGCAGATAAAATTGATGCTGCACTACCAATGGTTAGAGATATGGAGACATTGGACGCAGATATGGACAAGTATGCTGACAAAGCTATGCATGCATTCCAGGACTTAATGGATCTAGGACAAAATGTAGAAGATAGACATGCCGCAAACGTATTTGCAGTTGCAAGTACAATGATGACCAATGCTATCACTGCTAAAACAGCAAAGATGGATAAAAAATTAAAGATGGTGCAACTACAATTACAAAAAGCCAAACATGATCATGCAGTACAAACACAGCAAGCCAAAGCAAATGGCGGAGAAATGCCAGTGGAAGGACAAGCAGAAGAATTTGAAGATCGCAACAGTTTAATAAATGCAGTGATTGCAAAAATTAACGAACCTGATAAATAACTATAACGAAGGAATCTACGATGAAAAGTTTGAAACAATATCTAGCTGAATCTGAAAAAACATATGAGTTCAGGCTTAGAAGTCTGCACGAGATTTCAGATGATCATATGGACCGTATTGAGGCGCATATGAAAAAATATAACATGGAAAGCATGGGTGCTCCTAAGAAAACTATTATGCACAAGCCACGTGGCTTTGGCGATATAGGAGCAAGAGAAATTTATACATACGACTTTGCAACAAAGTTACCAGCAACACCAAATAGCCTACAAGAAGAAATTGCAGGAATTTGCGGATGCATAGGTGAAATGATTGTGAACAATATGAATGAAGCACAAGAATTATGGGAAGTTGCTGAGGATAGTGACGAAGAACCAACCAGTGTCTTAGCAGATGCTGATTATAGTGACGCTGAAAAGATCAAAACAGAAGATCATTACGGTGATGCATATAATGAAAAAATGGTGAAAGACGCCGCAGGCTCTGAGCTATACAAAGAATATAAGGTGTAAGAACATGGATTTAAATGACTTAATTAAATTAGCAGGAATTCAAAATGCTCAAGCACCAGTGCAAGAACAACCTGTTGCAAGTTCAAGTGATGGCATGCGTACTATGATTGCATTGGTAACTCCGGAGCAATTGAATCAATTAACAGGAGATGCTCCTGTCGCAGAAGAAATGCCAGGTGAAGCAACAACTGAACCTAACCCACAAGAATATCAAGGTACACTAGGTAGTGCATCTGATTTAAGCCTACGTAGATACTTAGGAGCCAATGGCGAACATGTAACAGTAGACGAAACAAAAGTATATGAAGATCACACAGTAGAAGATATTACCGAAGCATGGAACGCATACAAAGAAGATCCTGTAGCTGAAGCTACTAAAGGTTGCGCTGACTGTGAATACATGAAAGACGAAACTGATGGCGAAATTGACACATGTGATGAGTGTGCCGCTGAAGAAAGAGCTAAAGCACGTAAAGCTGAAGAATCAGTAACTGAAGATGCTGGCAAAGTAGGATACATGGAAATGTTCTTTACAGACCGTGATGGTGGCGAAGTTAGCCAAGAAGTCGAAGTAACACTTAAAGATGGCAAGCTAGACGTTACTGGACCTATGCCAGGACCAGAAGACGATTTATATTGGAATGATGCAGATATTGACGAGCAACTACGTGATGCAATGCAAGACATGAGCGTTATTACTTGGATGAATGAAGATGCAATCGACGAAGCAGATGTTGAAGAAAATGCATTTAATCAAGCGGCGGCTGCAGCAGCAAGATCTAATAAGCCAGAATTTGAGTTTGGCGGTAAAAAATACAAAACTAAAATGAGCAAAGATACTGCACATAAACTAGATGACGACATCGATGTACTAAAACAACTAGCAGGACTATAAAAATGGATATTAGCAGGCTTATACAATTATCAGGAAGTGTCGAAGAAGCGGGAATGAGCGCACCAGATTATAATCCTGCAAAAGCAAGTGCTGGAGGTCCTGGGTATGCTAGTATGCCACAACAAGTTAAACTTGCAGGCGATAGTATTTGGGATAAAGAAGACACTAATCCTCCAATGGTTACAATCACTGACTACGAAGTTGTTGAAGAAAACGGATATTTAAGTGTTACTGTCGAACATGACGGTCCTTGGTCGATTTATACAGATAGCGGATTTGAAAAAGCTATCAGTGATATGATTGGCATGGATGTAGAATTTAGTGAACAGGGTATGCAAGAAGATGGTAGAGCACACCTAGAAGGTTCAGTTGAAACAGAAAGTTCAGATCTTACAAGACTTAAAATGTTAGCAGGTGTTAACGAAGGATATGATCAAGATTATGCTGATGTAATGGCTACAAAGAATCAGATTAAAATTAATAAGTTTCTCGCTACTGTACCACAGGACGTAGCAAAAAGATTAACAGGCAATCAAGCACAGTTATCAAAAATGTCTGGAAATGACAGTGTTCCAGTTGGAGAACCTTATTCACATGATACAAATCCTGCGTATCAAGATAAAGTTAAAAAACGTCAAGACGGTATTCCTTACAAAAATATCGTAAAAACAATGACATCAAGATAATTACAGGTATAAACTAGAGCTATGGAAACATAGCTCTTTTTTTAATAGATAAGTACTACTACAATGAGTGTAGATACCAATTTAATCAAAAGTCCGTACAAACGAGAAAAGTTCACAGCTCAGCAAGTTGAAGAAATCGTTAAGTGTACGCAAGACCCTCAATATTTTATTGAAAACTTTGTATGGATACAACATCCTGTCAAAGGCAGAATGAAGTTTGATTTGTTTGACTTTCAAAAAGGCCTACTAGATGCTTATCACGGTCATAGATATAGTATAGCATTGATTAGTAGACAAATGGGTAAGTCAACAGCGGCAGCGGCATACTTGTTATGGTATGCTATGTATGTACCTGATCAAACAATTCTTATTGCGGCACACAAATACAGTGGTGCTCAAGAGATTATGCAACGTATTAGATTTGCATACGAACTATTACCAGATCATGTACGTGCAGGTGTAACAGCATATAACAAAGGATCGTTGGAGTTTGATAACGGATCACGTATTATTGCACAAGCAACAACAGAAAACACTGGTCGTGGTTTAAGTATTTCGCTAGCATACTTGGACGAGTTTGCATTTGTGCGTCCTACAATTGCTAGAGAGTTTTGGACATCACTCAGTCCAACA